TTCTCCTTGTACACATGATACAGACGATGACCTTCGTAAATGTTGGTCAAAAGATCATCAGTGTCATAATGAACAAACTTGCCAAACTCTTTTGCCTTACCAACAATGCGGGCAGTGTAGTTTCCTCCAAAGTTTGATAGGTTTTGGGTGAACACAATATCAGCCCACTTCATGTCGGCAAAGTCCCAATTCTCCTGCCAAGCTCCATTCTTTTCATCAACACCTAAAGGGTTTTTATTCCACCGAACTTCTACATGATCTCCGTAGAGTTGCTCTAGTTTTTTGATTGGGCAGATGATTCTATAGTAAGCGCAGCCCCCCTCGTTTGCTGGAACTGCTAGGATTTTTAATTTCTCTTTCATGATAAAAAAATGGAGGACACCCACGATGGATGTCCTCCTATTATAGCCAGAGTCAGGGAAGAGATCAGGCTTTTTCAGCGGCTTTTGCAGCTACAGCTTCCGTTGCAGCAGCAGCAGCGTCCTCGTCATCAGCAGCGGCCTTAGATCCCTCAGAGGTGTGAGACATACCGAGAGCCGCAGCGACACCAGCAACAGCGCCAGCAAGGTCGATGTTCTTATCAGATGGAACAGCAGCCTTAATGGCTTTAGCATAATTCTTCCGCTTGCGCTGAGAGAAGAGGGTCACAACACCTTCCCAGGCGGCGAGGCCAGGAAGGAAGGTGCTTGCGATTCCAAATCCTGCGTCGATGATTCCGCCGATGGAATCACCATCAAGCTCACCTCCAAGGGGGATGTATGCAGCCTCTTCCGTAAGCTGGTCCTTGGTAGCCATAACTACCTCGGTGCCCTCAGGGATCTGAGCTTTAAGCTCGTCAGGAAGCTGTTGCCAAGGGATGACAGGGGCTTCTTCGCCCTCTGCTAGTTGGTCAGCGGTGGTGACTACTGCGCCCTCTCCGAAGAAAGATTCCAGAGCCGCACAAGAGGCAACACCGAGACCAAGGAATGCAACGATAGCAAGATTAAGAATACTTCTCATAATTATCAACTTTGAAGTTTTGAGAGGTAATCACCGTCCGATACTTCTTCGGATTGTTTGGTGTTACCTTGGGGAGCCGAAACAACGCCGAGTGCTTGGGCTGCTTGCTTGACCTCTTCGTAGTCCTCAAGCTTGACGAGATCGTGGATCTCATGGAGGCTTTCCATACTAGCGGCAACCTCAGCTTTCGAACCTAGAGGCGAGGACTTGGGCCGAGGTGCAGACTGATCGTACTTAGGCCATTGTCCCTCCATTTCTTTCACGATCTTGAAGTCGTGACCAGACTCAACATCAGTGATGTCACCGAAGTCTTCATCGAGCATGGCACCGATGATCTTCTTGAACAGGATGACACCCACGGATAGAATCTTGATGTCACCAGACTCACGATCCATGATGTTCATGTAGTAACGAGCACGGGGCTTGATCTGGCGAGCAAGATCCTCGTCCTCCTTGCGCCCCGTTTTCCACAGAGCGTAGTAAAGGTCACACATGGGGCAGTTCTCCCCGTGAACCTTGCGGCAGTGAATGTTCCTGACATTACCATCAGGACCAGGGACACGGTGAATCTTAGTCTCCGCGTAGAACTCCTTGCTGTCATCCCGCCAAGGCAGGATACGGACGGCGTTGGTGCCTTCGGGAATTTGATAGAACTTGTTGAGGAAATCAGCGTTGGAGTTGCTGCCGCCCCCAGGGTTGTTCAGTTGTTCGTGCTTTTTGCGTAGTGCGTCTAGATCAATAGCCATAGTAGTAGTTCTCCTTAGTTAGTATAGTATGATAGTGAGGTCACTTGTAAAGTTTAGTCTCTTCTCGCTTATTTGCAGAGACTTGTTGGAGCATGTCCTTTTTCTGCTCAAGAGCGCGAACGAGGCCCTTGAGTAGTTCGTATTTGAAGGTAGCATCATTAACTTGCGATACTGCCAGTTGGTAGCTGCTGTCCGCGAAGACGAGATCGTCTAGATCCTTAGCCGTAAGCTTGGTAGTAGATCCAGCCTTGTAATCCCGACGAAGCGTGGACGAAAGACGCACAAGCTCAGTGTCAAGATCGTTCATGCGCTTTTTTGCAGCACCCATTAGTCCATAATAGTACGAGTAAACTGATGCCTGACGGAACATTTCGTTGTCGATGTTGTATTCGTCAAACTTGACAACAGCATCGCTGATGTCCTTGTAGTTTTCCCAGGTGAAATCTTCTAGTAGTACAGTGAGGTCTTCCATAATAATTAGTAGCCAGTGCCCCCACCTGAGGAACCACCAGAGGTTCCGCCAGTCGAGGGGCTGTATCGTGGTGTAGGTGTAGTATTAGAGGAGGTAGTCTGAGATCCTCGGACGATTTCTGTCAAAAAGTTTGGGTTCTTAAGTTTGCTAGAGGTTTCTGGCATATAGGGTTGTTTCACTCTCTTTGGGAATCTTTGCTTGTATTGTTCAGCAGTTATGAGACTGACCTCTCCTGTGGGGTCGATGGCTATGTAGTCTCCTGGCTTACCAAAAATCTCACCTGCTTTTGGATCATCCACGGCCTGATCAATCCGAGCAAATTTGTAAGTGGATTTGTACAAGGTCTGGCCCTCATCCACGAAGGTAGATCCTTGTACAGCAGCGAACTGCCAAATACCGTTTACATAAACGGAGACTTTGGTTAGTCTAATTCTTTGCCTGTCTAATACATCCTTTAGTTCTAAATCTTTCATAACAACACCCTAGTTATTTAGGGCGCTCGAAGATATATTCAAACAGTTCAGGGTTTAGATTTGCAAAAAGCCTAAGCATATTCCCAGTTACAAGAGTTAGAAATTCGTTTTGAATTGTGGGCATATCATCATCACTGCCCAATCCAAACATATCGTATCCAATGTGTAAGATCTCATGCAGAAGAGTGTTCTTGTAATCTTCCAAAGACTGGTTTGGGTCGATTCGTAAAATGTTTTTAGAGAAATCGACATCCCCGTGAAGTTGATCCTTCTGCAAGGACTTTTGTTCAATCGTGTAGGTCTTTGATCCTGTCAAGACCACCATCGGATGAACGGGCTTATCTTTCATATTATTCTCCTGAGAATACTTCGTCGCCTTCAGACATTCGAAGGGTGCCGTAGTCCACCTCCATGGGGACAGTGAACCTTGGCCTACCGTTCCGAGACTTGATGACATAAGCTCTCATCTTGCCCTCGTCAAACTCTTCCTCGGACTGGTTCAGGGACATAGCAAAATCGCATGTCCTGATTTTACCATAAGAGTCTCCTAGCTCGGCATCGGTGATGATCTTCACCATACGACCTTGCCTGTTGGTTTGGGTCGCAGTCCAAGTTAGTAGACCATACTCCATGGCAACTCCTCGAAGCTCCTCAGCGATCTTCTGCTGGGCTTGGTACTCCTGCTGAATCTCCCGTGTGGGGCGCAGAAGCTCAAGATAATCAACGATCAGAAGATCGGGTTCAAACTCATCATAATTCTTGAGTTGAACTAGAAGGTTACGGATCGTGTTGATCGAAGCTTGACCCGTAGGGAACTCCTTGATAACTAGCTCGCTGCCAGGAAACTCTTTCTTGAACATCTCAAGACGCTCCTTGACGGTAAGCTGGTTGGCTGGATCCTTGAGCTTGAACTGAGGCATAAGGGTCATGACAGAATCAAACCTCTGCGCGATCTTATCCTCACTCATCTCAAGGGAGATATACAAAACCTTCCTGCCCTCGATCATCGAATGCACGCCTTGATTCACTAGGAACAAAGACTTGCCGACCCCAGGAGGGGCAACAACCATCGCCAATTCCTTGGACCCCAAACCGCCTTCTAGGGACTTGTTGATGCCAGGGAGGAAGGTCTTGTACTTTTCTTCTTGCTTCTTATTGAAGATGCGATCCCACCGACCCATGACATCTCGGAAGTAGTCTTGGCCTGTGTCCACATCTCGGTTGATGAGGAGAGCTTTCTTGACGAGAGCCTCAACCTCATCCATACGATTCTCCTTGATAAGCGAGATGCTATCAGCGATGGCTGCTTTCATAGCCTCCTTCTTAGCGAAGTTCTCCACAAGGTCGAGCATATAATCCGTGTTACCAACAGTGGAAGTATCCACATTGTTGATGTACGAAAGCTCGTCCTCGTAATCCGAAGCAGACTCACGGGAAGTGAGGGTAGGCTTGATGTCCTGCACGATGAAATCATCGGTAGGGAGCTTGCCATACTTCTCGTAGTAGGCTCGGACACGCTCAAAGATCTTTGCGTGGCTGGGGAACTCGAAGTGCTCTGGTTGAACCAGATTCACGATCTGAAGGTAGAAGTCCTTGTTGGACTTCAGAAGGTATAGGATACCTCGCTGAATGTTCTCAGAAAAATCGTAAGCCATTGTTATTGTTGTTTTTGGGGTTTTGCGATGTCTAACTTGTCGGAGCCAGCATCCTTGTAGCCCCGCTTGTTTGCAT